TCGGTGTAGGTGGACCAGGTGAAGGCGTTGGCCAGCTTGGCGCTGCTGCTGTCCGGCGTGATCCGGGTCACGCGGATGTCGGCCGGCGTGGTGGCCAGCCCCACCAGGTAGTCGCGCTGATAGGTGTCAGCGGTGCGGCCGGCGATCGTGTCATCGATCACCGTGGTGTAGCCGCCGCCGCCGTACTGCACGGCGATCTGCAGGCGCACGTCGGTGCCGTTGATGTCGCCTTCGTTGGTGAACGACTGCAGCTGCGGCACCGTGATCGAGATCCGCGCCGCGTCCACGTTCGCGTCGGTGATCGTGCGCACGATCGGCGTGGCCTGCTGCACCTGCACGCCCACCGGCTTCTCATCCTCGATGCCGGGCGATCCGGGGATGAAGGCCTGATCCTGCGTGCCGTTGCGGGTGTAGACGGTGACGTTCTGGAAGTTGTAGGTGCCGTTGGCGTTCTGCAGCGGCGTGTTGTTGAGAAAGATCGACTGCGCGCCGGCCTTCAGGCCCTGGATTTCGCCCTCGCTGATCAGGTCCAGCAGCTGCGCATACTGGGCGCTGTTCAGGTTGTCGGCGGCCTCCGTTGGCGTGCGTTGAGGCTGGCTGGTGCTGCCACCGCCGCCGCCCTTGCCGCCACCACCGCCACCACCTGCGCCGACGATCCTGCTCATCCCGCCACCTGCACGGTGTCAACGCCGGCCGAGATCACCACCGAGCCCACCAGCGTCTCGCCGTAGACCACGGGCACGGGCACGCCCTGGCGGCTGGTCTGCTGGATACCGGAGAAGCTGTAGGACTTGCGCGGATCCTGGTCGGTGTTCGATGCCGCGCCCTGCGGCACCTTCGGCACCGGCGTGAGCAGCTGCGCCACGCCGCCGAGCACCAGAGAGGCGCCGACGCCGATCAGGATCTGCGCGCCGAGTGCCCCAATGCCCGGCACCAGAAAGCCGATGGCCAGCAGCGCCACGCCGGCAATGATCCGCCCCACGGTGCCAGCACCGGCGAGCACGGGCACGATCTTGATCTGCTGCTGGCCTGCCGGGTCGTGGATCTCCTCGATGCTCAGGTCATAGCCGCCGACGCTCACCCGGTAGTGCTGGTCGGCCATGTGCTTCTCCAGCTGCGGGAAGTTGGCCAGCAGAAACCGCACTGCCTCAGCAGCGGTCGCCACCTCCGCGCGGAACACGCGCCGGCCGAGAAACTTTGCCAGCCGCCCATAGACCCGGATCTCGCGCAGCATGGCCCCGCTCAGCCTCCACTCATCGTAGTGAACTCGGGATGGCGTAACCGCCGGCCCGTGCATTTCTGCAGCCACCCGCCATAGAGGTCGCGGCTGCTCAGCCTGCCGCGGATGTGATGCAGCACCAGGCCGTCGCCGATGTAGACGCCGACATGATTCAGGCCGGGCCCGCTGATGCTCATCAGCAGCGCATCACCCACCTGCAGCTCATCCTCATCGTCCAGCTCGCGGAAGCCTGCGGCCTTCCAGCAGCCATCGAACATCGGCGCCGCCTCGAAATCCTGCGGGGTCAGCGGACGCTCCCAGTCGGGCAGCTGCAGGCCCTGCGCCTGCCACCAGTCGCGCGCGAGCGTCCAGCAGTCGGTGACGCCCCACGCCCATTCACGGCCGATCAGCGGCGCCTTGTAGCCCGATGGCTCGCAGCCGCCCCATGCCTCGGTCTTCGGGTTGACAATGTGCCAGGGCAGCCCGCTCTTCTCGCACGCCACCAGATCCGCCCCGCTGGCATGCGGCGGGGTGACGGGGTGGCTGTGGAACACCGCGATGATCTCGCCGGCATCCTCGGCGGCCGCGTAGTCGTCGGGACTCAGGATGAACTGATCGGTGCCAGCGGAGAGGTTCTGGCACGGCCAGTAGCGCTCGCGACCCTTGACCACCACCAGCAGGCCACAGGCCTCGCGGGGATCCTCGGCCTTGGCGTGATCGAGTGCTGAGGTGCGCCAGGTCATGATCAGACGGTGTAGGTGCCGATGCCGGGGAAGGAGCCGAAGGGCAGATCAGCGGTCGCGCCGAAATGCGCTTTGCAGGCATCGAGCGTCTTCTCGCAAGTGGCCAAGCCGCCGGTGTAGCCGCACTCCGCCGACTTGTAGACCCATTGGCAGATGTTCGCGATGCACTGCCGCTTAGGCGCTCTCACTCCGGCCAGATCGAACGATGCCGCGAGCTCGAACTCCACCACGTCGCGCGTCTCGGCGACCTTTCGATCCACGTAGTAGATCTCGCGCGGGAACTCCGCGGTCGGGTCTGGCGTGCCGTAGGGGTTGGTGCCGCCGGGAAAGTTGCCGCCGTCGATGTAGCGGGCCAGCGTGCGGATGCGCGTCAGCTTTGCGCCCTCGAGCCCATCAGGCAGGCTGAGCAGCAGCGCCGTGATGGTGCCGAGGATGTTGCTCACCCGCACCTTCGGCCGTGGCAGCTGGCCGTTGCCGCTGTATTCGAAGCCCTCGGCCTCGATCGGGAAGCGCAGGTAGTTCTGGCCGTTCCAGATCAGTTCGCCGTTGCTGTTCAGGCTGGTGCCAGCGTGGAAGCGATAGGTGTCCGCCACGCCGTGCTGCACCGCGTTCAGCTCGAGCTCGAACAGCTCGATGACGGCGCTGGGTGCGATCGCCTGAAGGTCAGAGACGGGGACAGCCATCAGGGCTCAAACACCTCGCGGAACTTGGCGCGCAGCTGGTTGTTGTTGCAGTTGCTCAGCGTGATCTGCCAGCTGTCGCAAACGTATTTGCCAGCCGTGCCGCGGGGTGGCGTCCAGTCGAAGCTCTCCACCCCGCCGCGGGCATCCAGGAAGGCTGCGATCTGATCGCGCTCAGTGTCGTCGCGGTTGGAGAAGGTCAGGTCCCACTCCTTCGGGTTGGTGTTCAGGCCGAAGCTCACCCGCTGCTCGTAGCCGTCGCCGGCCTTGAAGCGGTTGACGCGCGGCTGGCTCGACTCGGTGGCCTCGAAGCTGGGGGTGAAGGTGAAGGTCGCCATGATCAAGCCGCCAACAGTCCGCCGGGCCGCTTCTGGCGGACCAGCTCATTCTGCACCGCCTGCGAGATCGCGCGGCCCAGCTGCTCGCCCTGGCCGCTGTTGCCCTGCACCTGGCTGCCGGTGGCGTCCACGTTCACGGTGACGTTGGTGCCACCGCCGCCGCCCTTCATCGCCACGGGGATCCGCCGGCCATCAGGCAGGGGCACATAGGCCTCGGGCATCGAGCCCTCGCCGAACATGGCCAGCTGTGGGCTGTTGGCGATGCCGCCGGCCGCGTATTTGCGCAGGGGCATCGGGCCGTCGCCGGTCATGATGCCGCCGTTGGCGAAGCCGAACGCCGAGGTGATGCCCTTCACGATCGGCGCCACCACCATGGTCTGCGCGATCTGGCGGGCGATGTCCTTCAGCACGCCGGCCGCGATCTGCCGGAGGCTGTCGCCCCAGTTGTCGGTGCCGTCGATCAGCAGATCGATCGCCGAGCCGATGCCGTTGCCGATCGAGTTGGCGATGCCCTCGACCAGCTGCCGCTTCTGCTCGTAGGCCAGCTTGAGGCGCTCGAGCGCCTGCTCCTCGGTGTTGAGGCCCTCGACCACACCCTGCAGCGCTTGCTGGCGCAGGATGGTGTCCGCGAGGATCTTCTCGACGGCGATCCGCTGCTGCTGCGTCAGATCGTTGCCCTGCAGGTCCAGGGTGAGCTGCTCACGCAGCTTCTGCAGGCTGGCATCCTCGGTGCGGGCCATTCGCTCCCGCTCCGCCACCTGCCGTGCCAGCTCAGGGGTCAGCCCACTGCGCTGCAGCTCCAGCATCCGCTCGAAATCTTCCCGCTGCTCACGCACCGACTTGCGCTGTTGATCCAGCTGGCTGGTGATGGTGCCGAGCTCGACCTGGCGGCTGTTGACCAGCTCACCGGCCGCCGCGGCCAGGCTGGCCGATCGGTTGGCGCCAGATGCTGCATCGAGCCGCTTGCCTGCCGCATCGATCCCGCTGAGGTCCACGCCAGAAGCCGCTGCAGCAGCCGCACCGGGCCGCCCGATCAGCTGGCGCGCGCTGCCCACCGGACGGGCCGCAGAGCCGCCCTGCAGGTGCAGGAGCCGCATCCGGCCCTCGGGGGTGTCGATCTCCACCGCATAGCCGCCGGCGCCGGTGAAGCCGAGATCACGCAGCAGGCTCGCGCCGCCCTTCAGGCTGACGCCGCTGCCGGAGGGGGTGCCGAAGTCGATGCCGCGGTGGAAGCTGCGGCCGAACAGGCTGCGCGGGCCGTAACCGCTGGTGACGCCGTAGCTCGAGGGGCTGCGGCCGTTCACGCTCAGGTAGCGGTCTGCATCGGCTGCACTGATCGGCCGGCCATCGGCCCACCGCGCGTCAAGGTGCGGGCCGGTGCTCTGCCCGGTGCTGCCAGTGCGGGCGATGATGCCGCCCGGTGCCATCGGAACGCCCATGGCGCCAGCAGCGCCGCGCGCACCTTCGCGCATCTTGGCCGCCATCTTCTCGGCGCCGTCCACCAAGATGTCCCAGATCCCGCGCGCCACGTTCAGCTTGTAGTCCTCCAGCGTGCGCTCGAGCTGCACCTTCCGATCGGTGGCGTTCTGCTCGATCTGGATCTTCTGCTCGGTGAAGCGCCGCGTGGCTTCGTTTAGTCGGGCCTGCGTGTCGAGCGCATCGGTGCTCAGTCCGGCGCCGCGCAGCCGCTGCCGCTCGGCCTCCAGCGCGAAGTCCTGCTGCTGCTCCCGCACTTGCCGCCGTGCTTCTTCCGTGCTGCGCTCCAGCTCGAGCCGCTGGTCGCCCAGCTGGCGCTCGAGGTCGGCCGCGCGCTGGATCGACTGCTCGCGGAAGTCCGCCAGCCGCTTCTCCATCTCCTCGCGGAGCTTCAGCTGATCAGCCAGGTTTTTCTTGGCCTTCTCCATCGCTGTGCGCTCTGCGGCAGATGCGCGTTCTTTCGCCGCGCGTTCCTGCGCCTCGCGCTGGCTGGCCGTGACCTGATCCGCCGGCCGCGTCTGCTGCTGCAGCAGCTCCTGGAAGATCTCCTGCTCGCGCTTCAGCAGGAACTGGTTCTTCGAGCCCTGTTGGAAGAAGGAGAAGACTCCGAACTTGTCGGTTGTCTCGCGCGCCGCCTGTTGGTTGGCCTGCACCCGCAGCTGCGCACGCCGGCCTGCTTCGCCGTTGCCGGTGATGCCGCCGAGCACGTCGCTGGCTTCTTTCAGTGCCCCGGTGAAGTTGCGCAGCAGGCTGATCGCCGTAGGCCCGAAGATCCGCGCCAGCTCGATGCCGAGCTCCTGGGTGGCAACCTGGAAATCTTTGATCGCCTGCTGGCCGGTCTGGAACTGTTCGTTCAGCTTGCCCAGCTGGGTGTCGCCGAGCTTGCCCAGCGCGCGCAGCACCACGTCGGTGGTGACCTTGCCCTCAGAGGCCAGATCCTTCAGCTCGCCGATCGTGACGCCGAGCTCCTTTGCGATCGCCTGCGCTGCCAGCGGCGCCTGCTCGCGGATCGAGCGCAGTTCCTCGCCCTGCAGCACGCCGGACGCCAGGCCCTGCTTCAGCTGGATTAGCGCGTTGCTGGTCTCCTGCGCCGTGGCGCCGCTGTTGCGCGCCGCAGCAGAGAAGCCGACGAAGGCCTTCTCGAGCTCGGCCAGCGTGATGCCGGTGGGGCGCAGCGAGGCATAGAGGCTGGCGAAGCTCTGCTCCGCTTCGGTATTGCTCAGCCGCAGAGTCTTGGCGATGCGGTCGGTGGCCGCCAGCGCCGCGTTGTATTCGCCGAACTCATTGGTGAGCGCACGCAGGCGCACCCGTGAGCTTTCTGCGTCCAGGCCCACCTGCCCGATGCCCTGCACGCCGCGCCTGGCCAGATCAGCGGCCTGCACCGCCACAGCGCCCGCAACGCCGCCTGCAGCGCCCGCCAGCAAGGCCCCGCCGCGTGATAGGCCGCCCGATGACGATGCAGTGCTCTGGAAGCGCTGCAGCCGCCTCTCAGCGGCCTCGATGTCATTGGTGAGCAGCTTGAACTTCCGGCTGCCGAACTCAGCGTTATCGCGCAGCGCCTTCAGTGCGCCGACAGTCCGCTGCAGACCCGCAACGGTGTTGTTCGAGGCGCTGCCGAGCGCCTTGGTGGCGGTGTAGAGCTGGTCGAGCGATCGCTTGCTGACGTTGCTCTGCTGGCTCAGGCCCTGCAGGTTGCGCTTCAGCTGGTCGAGCCCCGTGCCCTCCAGCTTCGCGGTGAACTTGATTGCGGTGTCGAGGGTCATCGCCATGGCTCAGCCCTCCCGGTTCATCGCCGCCAGCGCTGCGCCTTCCATCACCTGCAGATCCTCCAGGAGCGCGCGCGGGTCGTCCACTGAGTACATCTTAAAGAG